AAATCATTGTACTCATGTTTATTTGTTTTTAATTGTTTACTTTTTAACTAACTTAATTGTTTTCTTATCTATTCTTACCGCTTTCATTTTAGCAATGTCAATTTGTTTTGTCTCAAATGTTTTTCCTTTGTCGCTTTTTGTTTTACCTAGGTATTCAAACCCTTTTAAATTTTTATTCATTGTTTCTATTTATTTTTAAAGTTCCATTTAATATTTCAGTTAAGATTTCGTCTGCTAAATTACGTTGTTCGTCCGACATTTGACCTATTGTGAACATGATATTATCAAATGCGCCTGTATCGTAATTGTTAGTAGTTCGCTCATGTATTTCTTTGCGCATTTCGTAGTTAGTAATGCTGGCAATTATCTTGTGTATTCTAAGCGCTGCATTCATGGAATCTGTGAAATCCTTTTTAAGATTCTTTGTTAACTGCATGTCTATTATTACATTTTCACACAAACGACTTATTTGCGTTGCATAGGTCAATATTAGAGTGATGTCGGTATTACTTTTTAAGTATTTTTCATCCATATTAGTACATTATTTTTATATATTTATCTAAGTCAAAATATCCCTTGCCATTATCTAAATCAAAGTCATAATCTACTTTGACTATTCCATTATATAGCTTCATTTCACTCATGCGTGAACGTAATATATTTTTAGTCACTCCGACTAATTTTGCGAGCTTATCAATACTTATCTTATCATAATTTGCCTTGACTATCTTTATTTGTTCTGCATTCAATTCTACTTTTTTATTCATTCTTTTTTCTTTATTTTTCTTAAATCTTACACATGCAACTAATCTTTGACAACATTTTAATTCGTTAGCTATCTCAATATTTCGTTTATCCAGCATTGATGCTATTTTTTTACAAAGTTCGCCTGTTTCATGCTTAATTCCTAGCGTTTTCCTACGTTTGCTTATTGCACTAACACTAACTCCGTATAACCTAGATATGTGCTCTAATTTCATTTGAGGATTCTCTTTTATATAATCATTTAATTTCTGCATTTGATAATTCTTTTTGTTTGTCTTCAAATACTTTCATCTTATTTTTCACCATAACAACTAGATTTCTAAATTCAAGTTCCAAATCATAATGAGCTTTTGCTTTTTCAAAATGATACATGATAGTTGTATGGTCTTTTGGTATTAAACTAATAATCTCTCCGATGTGTTGATGTGTATAACCTTTCTGTTTCAAGATAAAACTGGTTGCTTTCCTTGCATCTACAAATCTTTTTTTTCTTTTTTGCCCTATTAAGTCATCAATCTGAATGTTTGCATATTTGCAAATAGTATTGAATAAAGTAGTTTCGTATTCATTCAATCTTGTAATGTGTTTTTCTATTTCGTTTTCCATAATTATAATTTTAATGTGTTGTAATATTCACGAGCTTTCTCGATTTTAGTTTTTAGAGTTTCAATGAATTGAGGATCATAATCGAATGCAAATACTTTCACTCTTTTTTCAATTGGTAAATCCTTAATCAAATCGTTATTACGTTGGATTTGTTGAGTTTGTGCAATGTAATCTTCATTATCGTAATTTTTACCATACTTCCAAGCAAGTTTCTCACATTCATTCAATACCATGTGTTGAGGTGTTGGCACTAATGCGTAAATCAAACGATACTTTTCTTTGCCTGTTAGCCACATATAACATTGCGCTTGTGCGTAATACATCTTTGATAATTCAGCATTAAAAAAAGTCTTTAGATTCCATGAAGTCTTAATGTCTTCAACACAATCTTGTAACACTATGTCGGGAGTTCCTATAACATACTCATTTTGTAACTTTGTATTATATCGTGAACGGAAGCCACCTTCTACAACTTGGCTAACTAAGTCCATTGAGTCTTGTTCACATTCGTTGCCTTTATCAATGTAATCGTTTTTGAGTAGTTCGGAAAAACCGAACGTATCAAATAGCCACTTGTCTTCAACGAAAGTCTTTGCTGTTTCTGAAAGATTGCCGGCTTCTTTGTCGGCTTTTAATTTTGGATCGGTCATAAGTGAACCAACGCCACTGCATCTGAATAATTTTTTATTTTCCATTTTGTAAAGTTTGTTTTTTATTGTTATAAATTTCTGTTAATTCGTATTTGTTAATTAATGATTCAACTTGTACCAAAGTATCTACGTTATTCGCATTTAGGATGTGTTTTTCGACACGTTCTTTCTCTTTTGATGTGTGTATAGCTTCCGAGCTTAAAAGCTCCGTATCACCTGTAAATTGCACAATATCTTTGCGGTTTAAATTAGCTCCAAATAAATCCCCAAAGTGGTCACATGCGTCTTTGATGGCTATTGATTTCGCTATCGGTAACGCCATCATTACTGCTCCTTTATTTACGTTTGACATATCCATATTAAGATTGCCACTTCCTTTCGTAGTTTGCAATTCTTGAGCTCCTACGCCGTCATGGTACATCATTTCGTTAGTCGCTGGGTTAAGATAATGAACACGAACGGTTACCTCAATAGCATTGAATAATTGGGCCGTCTTAATAACCTCGATTTGATATTTTTTGAAGCATCTGCGAAGTAAGTACTCTACTTTGTCAATCGGTAAGTAGTTATAGCCTTTAATAAATGGGTGTTGTTTTACCCAGGTCGCTGGTGGTGGAGTTGAAAGTATTACATTCAACTGCTCTAATGGAACAACATCCAAATCTAATTGTTTGAATAGGCTTGTAATAGTTGCCTTTGTTTGTTTTGCTAGTTCTTTATTCATAATTATTTTGTTTTTAGTAGGGGAGTTACCCCCCGTTAATTAATTATCTTACCATTGATTCAGTTTCGGGATCGTATTCAAAACCTTCTTCATCTTGCTTTCTAGTTTGTTCGTACTCATCCATCTCATTAATAAAATCTTGTAACATAAATTTTTCAGTTTTAGGTAACATAGCTTTCATAACTGATAAATCTGCATATAATTTATCAATTGTATCAAGATAATATTGCATAAATTCATCTTGACTAATGTATTCAAAACCTTCTGTAAAAGCATCTGTTATAGTTGCCCACTTTGATATATTAATAATTTTACCACTGTTGTACTGCTCAACTCTTGTAAAGTCATTTTCTGCTTTAAGGCAATAAAATTTTGTAGAATGTCTATCTACTACTTTTGTAAATGTTGGAAAATTAATCTCCATTTCTACTGTTTCTGTTTTTGTTTGTGTTGTTGTAATTTTCATAATTTTTATTTTTTAAATGTTTAATGAATTGCAAATATAGTTCTTTATTTCGTAGTACAAAATTATTTTTTAAGTTTTTATATAAATAATAATTCGTTAATTGTTTCGCTAATGTCTTGACGTTGTTTATCAGTTAGCTTTTGAGGATTGATCCTGTGTTTGTTTTGGATCAATTTATTTACGATATCTAACAATTTATGATTGTTACTTCTATACGTCTTTAGCGTGTTGTTTTTAGGATTGATGTAAATACTTTTACGGCCTAGTTTCTTATTCTTTTCCATGTTTATTTTATTGACAATTATCTATACAATCTGAATGAGGAAATCTATCCACAATGAAGTCAGGTGCTATTTCTTTACTTGGTTCGCTAACTATTATTTTGCTATCTTCAAAAGTTAAATTTATTTGACCTTCAAAGTTATGTACCAGGCAATACTGAATGAGCTCTTTTATTTCGCTTACCGATGTCACGATGGTTGTGTTTACTATTTGCATATTAATTATTTTTTAAGTAGTTTTTTAATCTAAAAATATCAGTTTTTAAGAAGGAAATTTTATCCCAATTCTTAACTGGCTGTTGCATCTCAATTTCAAGTCTCTCTAGTTGACATGCTAAATGTACTTTCTTAACTTCATTCATTGTAACCATGTCATAATGTTTTTGAGTTAATGTGTTTTGTGTGCTTGTTTGTTGTGTTAGTGTAATCATAATTATTGTTTTAAAGTTTTAAAAAATTTGCCGTCTTTCCGAGCTGTCAACGCTGTACGAATACTGTGCGATTTTTATTTTTAATTATTTTTTCTTAAAGCGTCCATAATAGCGTCATCTTGTTGCCATGTTACTTTAGCTGATTTTAAATAAGTAAAACCACCACTTACTCCGATTGTTCCTACTAATGTACCATTTAATATTACATCTGTAACATTTAATATGCTATTAAATTTTTTAATTTCGATTGTCATTTTTTCGTTTGTTAATGAATTGTTAATCATAATTATTGCTTTTTTTATTTGTTATTGATAGAGCAAATATACATCACTATTCCGTACTACCAAATTATTTTGCAAATTATTTTTGTTAATTCGCTGAAAGGTGCATGAATAAAGGCTATAAATTTTTAAAAAAAAAGCCCAATGTAGAAACATTGAGCCTAAAAACTAAATTTTAATTATGAAAAAAACGAGTTTATATCGGTAATCCGTATTGAAAATGCATCCAATCGTAATCTTTTAATCTACCCAATGAAGCAAAGCCATGTTTTTCGAAGATATCAATCATTGCCTTGTAGTCAGGGCGTGCAAATCTAGCTGTTTTGCTAGTTTCTTTTAGAGTATTTCTGTTAGGATCTAAATCAATAGCCGTGCCCCATGAATGAGCGCTTAATTTAGTTCTTGAACCTCTCATTAATCTGTAATTAAAGCACCCACCAAAGTCATTAATTTCAAGTTCATTTATTTTGCGCTCTCCATAACTACTCAATAATTCATTGAATACATTTGTAAACGCCTGTGCTACTTTTTTGTGACATCTCATTCGCTTAACTGGTTGCCTATCGTAGAACATTGTATATGGCAAATCAATCATTGTTAAATAAGTACCTTGTGGATTTGGTTTTCCAAAGTACTTTTCCATTTCAGCTTGACTAAATATTTTTACCTTCATTCGTTACAAAAATAGATATTAAAATTTGACTTCAAATTTAATTTTTGCGCTTGTTGACTTGTCATTTATTTCGCACCCAATTGAAGCCGTTATATTCTTTATTTTAGCCTCAATTTCAGCCTTTAAAGTTACGTCTGAATGCTTTACCTTAATCATATTATTATCAAGCGTAAACTCGCTATTTTTAGGCAAATTCAAACGCATCAAATCAAACTTTGCGCTAACTATTGAATTAGGCATTACGCTTAATTTTATCAGTAGAAATAAAACGTAAAACGATGTTAATTACATTCGTAATAAATCCTACTAAAACAGTCAATCTTAACGTCAAATTTTCATCTAATTTTAGGTCCACAAACAATGGCGGTAATAAAGCCATTACCATTGTAATAGATACTAAAATATTCATTACGATTGTTTTACTTTCGTACCAATGTTTAATTTTCGGCTTCATCTGTTTCTTTTAATGGGTTAAAATTGTTTTCAGTTAAGATTGATGCGCTTTCAACTTTCTCATAGAAATTACCATTGTTATCAGTTAATGATTCGCTTGTGTTGATATTAGCAATGATTACGCTATCTACGATAAATCTTTGTACGTTAACTCCGATTGATGTATCTTCTTTATAGATTGCCGTTGGCATAGGTAAATCTTCACTAACAACTAAAGAAAAATATTGATTGTCATTGTAATTGATTACATCAATAAGTTGCCCCGCTTGTAATATTAATTTTGTCATGGTTTATATTTTATTAATTAATTCCAGCTTTTAAAGAAATTAATAAATCTTGCGCCGTGTTGAATCCGTCAACGTTATTCGCTGAAAATTCTCCGTAAAAGTTGTTGTCTAAAATTACCAATTTATCCCCATCAATAAAGAATTTTAAAGAAGTATAGTTACCGATAAATATAATACCCACGTTAGCTTTTTGAATTTGCAAAATAGCTGGTGCCCCAGTTAAATCCGCTTGAATTACAAGGTCGTATTTGTCTACGATTACTTCATTTGTAATAATGAATTTTGAATTGTCGATCATTTTTTATATTTGTTTTTTAGTTAATTATTAATATTCGTTGCAATCGTTACAATCACCACGCCTTCTAATTCTGTTTCTAGTATTGAAGCTCGAATTAGTTTGCAATCCACTAAAATAAGGCGTTCCTTTGTCGGGAGTTATTCCATCCAAGAAATCAAAACTATTATAAGATGGATAATCGGTTAAATTATTGCGTAAATAAGTCGTCATCATTTTGGTATAGTTTTCAGCCACACTTCTAACCTCGTTTTGTAAGAATTTTAACGCTTCCAAATCAATCGATGTACCACTTTCGCTATCATTATTCATGATTGACTTATTGAATACTTTGTATTTCAAAAAAGGCAAAGCATGATACAAAGCATAATTACATAACATAGCTCCTATAAAGTCATCAAGTATTTTTTTATTCGGAATCGTTAATGTGTTGTTCGTAATTTGAGTTTGTAGCTCTTGATAAAATGTCGCACCCAAGTAATTTTGCAAATAAATATCTTGCGCCTGTAATATGAATGGTTGCAAGTCATCAGGGCTTACCGATTGATGTATTGATGTATATGATTTTAATTTCGTTTCGGATACGAATAGTACGTTTGTTATTGCCATTATTCTACGATTGAAGTTGTTGTTGTTGGTATTGCTGTTGGTTCGATAATAGTTGTAGGCACAATGTAAAGGTCGGTATCATATCCACTATTCAACATTAAATTATTGAATACTCGTAACATACTTTTTTGTATTGGTCTAATACAAGTCCCAATAAAGTGACCATACGCAACCGCAAGTTCATCAGCATTCGAGCTAAAGCCAGCGCCACCATTATAAAGTCCCAATAATAACGGACTTGTAATTCTGTGCCCTGTTAATATTCTCGTTGTAATTCGAGTTTCTAAAGTAGTGTAGTAATTATCGTTTGTGCTTGTTATTGGCGTAACCTCGGGAGCGTGCTCTTTATCTTGACTAAATGCTACGAATGCTTTTCCAGCATTTTCAGTTCCACGATAAGCCATCGTTAATTCATCGTAAATTTCTTTACGTTCCTCGGGCGCTGGGATCCCATTATTCAAAGAAATAAACAAAGAAGGATTCAAACTATTGGCAAGATTCGAGATGTGAAATTTACTAACCTCAATATCAATTTGGATATCATTAATCGAACCAGCGTATGTCGGCAAAGGATAATAGATATTCCCAGGTTCATAATCAAACGCATACAATATTTGTGAAGGTTGTTCAAGTGATAATGCTGGGTTATAAGTTGCATATTGCGTTGGCTTATATTTATTAGAGTTTTCCCAATTCGTGCTATAAAAATATTCTTTTGGTGCATCGTCTCCTGGTTCAATTTTACCGCTTCTTACTTTTGTGAAATCAAGATGGTAAATTTCGCTTATTGTATTACCATCGTTGCTCCAAATTATATTCAAAGCATACCCACCAAACGTGATATAATCTTGTGCGCATTTTTCAAACACATCGTTCCAACTATCAATTGGATTCGCACGCACTAAAACGTAATTTAAAGCCTCATCCGTGGTCTTTAATCCATTCCCAATGGTTGCGTCTATCTTTGATTGAATAGCCGTTCTATTGATGGCTGAACGCAAAAATAAACTAGCTATAAATTGAGGATATAAATTATCCTCTCCATAGCTTATCCACTTTTTAGAACCACGCTCCGAAAACGTAGGCAAATTTATTTGAATTTGTGAAATCGAATTGAATGCAAAATTGTTCATATAGTATTAAATATCTTTTTTTGCGTTTTTTCGCAATGAAATAATTTCGTAAATATACTTCACGCTAACCAATATTGATGCAACTATTGATACAATGTAGAAAACTATCTTTAAATCCTCGGGCAAAGTTGTTAAACTTACTCCGAAAGTCGTTGCGTTTAATACGTTTACGGGCTCTTTTAATGTGTCGATTATTGTCTTCATTAGCTTACATAAATAACGCTTTCGCTTTTTTCGTTGTCTGATATATATTCAATTTTTTGTACTTCTGTATCACCAGCTAAAAACGCTTGACCACGATTGTAAATGTCATCTTCAATATTAATGGTATAGTCAAAATTGCCAAATGGCAATCCGTTCAAATGGTAATCTCCTATAATACCATCGTTTATGTAAATGGTAAATTCTGCAAATCTTGTACTTGATGTTTTGTTTTCTAATTTACATATATGCTCAATCCTATCAAAGCCATTAAATAAATGGATTCGATAACTATTCATGTTTTGAGTAAAGTCGCCGTAAATTATAAACTCGTTTTTTCCTTCTATTAGATTAATCATGACATAAAAAAAGGCGGTGCGATTGACCGCACCGCCCTATTTTTTTAAAGGTTAATAGATTAAAGAGCTGCATTAAAGTCAAATCCACCTACTGTTGCAGTACCACCTGGAGGGATTGAACGAATAGCATTAGCACTAGCCAAACTCAAAGCTGGCATTGGATCCGCTTCTATTGATTGGAACGTGAATGTGTATCCGTTCATATCTCCGATTGCTTGACCGCCTTCACCTACCATAGTAGATAATGTAGCGCCACGAACATTCCCAAGTAACCAATATTGATCCATGTTATCTAAAACGATAACACGAATTTCACGATTCTTTGCAAGTAACATAAATTCGTTTCTTTTTGTTACATCTCTTTTTGAGATGTTTACGCTTAATTCAGTTGTGTAAAAAACTGTTCCATTTGCGTTTGAAATCGTTGCCGTTTCTGTTAATTTCGCTGTATCTTTTGCGAATTTATATTCGTAAAAAGGAGCACCAGTTCCACCAGCTAAAGTAACCTCACCAGCTACTACTGCTTGAACATCAAATGGTATATTTGCCCCCTCCGCATAAACAAAGATTGTACGCACACCACCTAAGGCATTCATGCAATCTAAAGGGATTGTTTGTAAAATACTACAAGCCATAATTTATAATTTTTTTTAAAGTTGAAAAATAAGGGAGTTATTAGCTCCCTTTTTTATGATTAAAGATTTGATACTACTTGTGATGCATAAGCCGCAGTACCAAGTCTGAATTTAGCATTGAAATTCATGATATCATCCGCTTCGTTATAGTAGAATTTGAATGTGTCCATCTCATCTAATAATCCAGTTCCAAAGAAAATGTATTTTTTAGGAGCTAAGATTACACGAGCTGCATCGTTGATACCAGGTGCTGCGAAAACTGTGATGTTTGTGCCAGGGAAAACAAATGAACTTGGAGCGTTAACACCCGCTGCATTGCTAACTTGTGCGAAAGTACCGATTACTGAAGCGCCCGTGTTAATCAATGCACCAACTAACGCTTGGTAGTTAGCATAGCTAGTATACATTACTAAGTCATCTTCTGTTTGTAATGCTGGAGTTAATGAACCAACGTTTAACCAAAATTCTGCAATCGCAGTTGAAGTAGTCCATTGTGTGTAAGCACCCGCTGAATTGATTGAACCGTTTGCATTTGTAGTTTGAGCTAATAAACCTGTTAATGTAGCTCCGTCTCCTTGCCAAATTGTATTTTCTACATATTTAGCAATGTTTTTCATTTTATCGTTTGCGATTAATTCAGCGAAAGGAACTGTCTCTTGATTTGCACCCGCACCTAATTGAGAAGATGTCCATTTGCTTCTCAAATCTTCAGGACATAATTGTTCTTTTAACATTTTGCTTCCTACTACTAAAGGAATTTGAGAAAACACTGTTGCGTTGTTTCCTACTTGTCCCGCTGCAAATCCACATGTCGCATCTTTGATGTCAACTGTTGAATTTAATAAATTGATTGCCGATGTTCCTGCTGTTTTTCCCGCTTCGATTGTTACGAACTCGGTTGTAAATGACTTCAATAACGCCGCACTGATAAGGTCGGTAGATAATTGGTCAGTATATGCTGGTAAAGATCCTAAGTTAAATGACATAGTTTATTTTTTTAATTGGTTTTTAATTTGTTTTAATTTTTCTAATCTTGAAAATGTTGTTTCGATAACTTCGTTATCAGTTTTTTTGATTGGTGCAACTGCTGGCGCTTTTGAAAACATGCTAACTTTTTCTTTTAATTTAGAAATTTCGTTGCTTAACTCCATAATAGTTTCGTAAACTAACACCATTGGATCAACTGCAACTTCTTCAACTTCAGCTGCTTCGATTGATACTTCAACTGGTGCTTCTATTTCGGGCATTTCTTCTTCCATTCTGATAACTTCGGTAATAACACCTAGTTCATCTGTCATGAAGATTGTGCCGTCAACTAATTTGTGTTCACCAGCTCCAACTGGGTTATTTTCAGCGTCAAAAACTGGGAAACCTACTTCTAATTTTTCAGTAGATAATTCAGTTCCATCAGCTAAAATTAATTTCTCTAAAGCTACTTCTACGCCTAGTAGTGCTCTAATTTGGTTTAATTTAATCTTGTACATGTTCTTATATATTGGTTTTAAAGTTTTTAACAATTTTTGTGAATAACTATTTATTTATTATCAGGTAAAAAACCATGATTTGGTTGATCGTATGGAGCTGTTCCCGCAAGCCCTGGCGCTCTACCTTTGTTGATTACTTTCTCTTTAGCATTGATGTAATATTTACGCCAAAAGTGTTTACAATTTGCACCGCCACTATATTTCCATATATCGTATATGTCTGTACCTCGTGGACCGAAGCCTGGGTTTACGGGAGCTTGTGCGATTGCTTTGATTTCCTCAAACGTAAAAAACGTTTCTAGTGATAACATCGTTCTACAAAAGATTCTTTCTGCTGGTGGTCCATCGTATTTGTAGACTGTCAATCCTTCTTTATATCCTTGCGGTCGTATGAAATTTTCGTCTACTTCTACCAAGTCAAATTCTTCTAGTTCCTTTGCTTTGATTCCTAAAGTCTTCGCAAGTTCCAACGTTTTGTCTTCGTCAAATTCTACGATTCCTTTTATCTTATTAAACAATTCTTCATTCTCATATTCTTCAAACACACCTTCAACGCTAAAGCCTTTTAATTCTCCATTCTTAACTCGTTGCCATGTCTCTTTGTCTTCTACTTGCATTGATACCATCCAAGTTCCAACGGGCACATCGTAACCATATTTCTGAATTGCCTTATCGTTCTCATCTTCTACAATCCAAGATTCATAAACATACGTTCCTGTTTTCTTTTTATTCTCGTGGTCTTGATTCACATCGTTTGTGCGAGCTTCCTTCATGAATTTTTTAGCAATCTTTAAAATAGTTTCTTTGCTAAATATTACATCGTAATAATTCCCATTATCGTCAACTCGAATAATCTTTAAGTCAGGGATCATGGCTGGCCCAATAACAATTTGCAAATCATTATCAAATCTGTACTTCTCTAATTCTTTTTTAAAATACATGAAATCTATTTCAATGGCTGGCTCCTCAACGAGTGAAATTTTATCCACTCCACCTTCGTCACTAATTACTAATTCTATTAATTTTCTATTCATATTATAAACGTGCTATTTGTTTAAGTTTTAAATTGGCTTCTATTTGTGATGTCATTTCACTTGCTACTACATATGTTTTAAATATAGGATTTGCATTATTTTGATTACCAAACGCTACACCACCACCAGCTTGATTGATATTTGAAAGTAAATTCCCAAACATTGCAGTAGATTTCGCATTGATTACGGATTCTCCATTTGATAATCTAGCCATGATACTATCACTTGTAGATGTACCCATCCCAGTAACCATCCCACCCGTTGCGAATTTGGATGGTGCTGTTTTCCCAGGAGTTTCTGCATCTGATTTGGTATTGTTAATTTCTGCTATACTTTTACTAGCTTGTGCAATGATTGAAGCTATACCAATTGCACCACTTGCCGTATTCAATGCTACTGGTGCTGCTGCTGCCGTACCGAATGAAAGTATGGATGCTGGATGTCCTGTAAACTTAGCGTTCGTTGCAAATGTAGAAGCTATAATTGAAGCTATTGAAGCCGCCTTTTCTAAAACGATTCCACCAATTGCAGCCTCTTTACTATTGCCAGCTATTTGTTGTAAAAGTTGACCAGCTTGACCAGCAACTTCAATGCCTTTGTTAATTGTATAGTCTTTGTATTCTAATTCAGTTTTAGCTATTAACTTTTTTTGCTCTGCAATTTCTTTCTCAATAGCAATAGTAGATTGTCCGTTTAATATTAATTTATCTCGTAAATCTTCGTAATGCTTTAATACATTATTTTGTTGGTCTAAATTATCATTATTTTCTTGTTGAATAATTGCAACCGCCTTATTGTAATTATCCTCTGCAATTTTTTGTTTTGTTTCTGCTATTTGTTTATCAATCTCAACAGTAGATTTTCCATAGTCTTCTTGAATAGTTTTTAGATGTTCGTAATGTTCTAATTCTTTTTGCAAACTAACTTCATAATTTCCATCTTCAAGATTCATGAATTCAACCGACTTATTATATTCAGCTTCTTTGTCGGTTTCCATAGCTTCCGACATTCGTTTTGTATTACTAAGGCTTTCTTCTTCTAATGCTTTTTTTCTTAAATTAAGGTCTTTTATTTGATTGATTTCTTCAAGCTTTCTTTTATGCTGTAATATAGCTTTTTTAGTAGCACTATCTGCTTCTAAATCTTCACGTTCTTTAATTGATAAAGTAAGGATATTTTTATCCTTTTCGGCTTGTTCTTTTAATCTTTGTTGTTCTTTTAATTGTGCGTCTTTTTTCTTTTGTTGTTCTTCTTTTTGTTTTTGCTCTTGTTCGTCTGCTGCTTCTTTATTTTTTCTTTTTTGTTCATCTGCTGCTTCTTTTTGAGCATTTGTTTTTTCTTGAGCTAATCCTACATTTAAATTCCTTTCTGCTGCTAAAAGTTGTGCATTTGCATTTTTAACATCTTCAACTCTTAATTTATTTGTTTCATTATCAACTTTATATTTATTCTCAATAGATTTTAATTCCTTTTCATTTTCTTCTATTCTTTTTTCAACATTTAAAGTCCAACCGCCTTGGTTTTTAGTTTCTTGTAATTCAGCTTGTAATCTTGCAGCTAATTTTTTTCTTTCAACTATTTCGAGATATTCAGCCAATGCAATTTCGTGAGCGGTTTGATAGTTTTTATTTGCAATACTTTGAGTCGCTTTTGCATTCGCAACGGCTGTTTTCAATATAGTAATTTCGCCAATTCCTTGGGCTTTCATTAACCTATATTGATATTCTTCATCTAATTTTTTTGCCTCAATTGCTTTCTTTATTTCTTCATTATTTTTTTTAGTAGCTTCAGTATGTTTTTTTAAAGCTTCAGCCGCTTCGTCAATTTTAGGCTTTGATTTTTGGAACATTTCAATTAACAAATAACCAGCCGCAACCAATCCCGAAATAGCTAACATTGTAGCACCAAGAGGACTAGCAGCCATAGCTGCATTCCATAACTTTTGAGCTGCTGCACCTAATTTTTGTATTATAATGTTTTCTTTAATTACTGTATTTAATCTTTTAAAGCTATCAATACTTTCACCCAATGCTTGAACACCGCTTGCAAATGCCATAGCACTTTGAACTTTTAATATAGCTTGTTCAACATCTTTGCTTTTAGTTCCAAGTAATCCCATTACACCAGTAACCGCACTAAATCCACCAGCTACACCTGTAAGCGCACCACTTAATGCTTTGAATTTAGCATCAGGATTAAACGCATCTGTTAATCCTTTTGCATCTCCAATTTTGTCTTTAAGAATAGCTGCTGCTCTTGCCGCTGCAATAGCTTGTTGTGAGCTTTCTCCGAACTTTTCAGACAATGCAGCTACGTTTGCTTGCGCTTCCTTGAGTTGGGTTTTTAGACTCTTTACACTTTCATCTACTTTGTTTAATCCACTCAGGTCGGATGTGGTATTTATTCCTATATTTATTTCGTTTGCCATGATTTTTTTTTAAGGTATTATTGAAATTGATTCTCCCACTCTTACTAATTCTACTTTGCAACTTGTTTTTTTCCCAACTTGATAATCGGTTATTTTGTTAACCATAAACCAACTATCTTTTATAAATATTTTATCATTAAATCTTAAATCAAAAACTTGTCTATAATCTAAAATGATATTCATTTCTAATATGCGCCCAAATGGATCGTATGTGAAGTTGTACCACTTTTGCCAGTAGTTGTTAAACAAGTCATTAATCGTTCTCATTGGGGGATTTGTAACCACTCCTGTAATAGGCCACAAAGGTGCTGAATTACGCCACGCAAGGTCATCAAATGTAGTACTATTAAATATACTATATTGACTTACTAACGGATATTCATTCCAATGTATTGTAACATTCGCATCGTTTTTTATGTGCCATTCTAAAGGCGCTGCTACCATTCCATTGTAATAAACTAATCTCAATTTAGGGACTATCGGAGTGCGCTCCGTGGTTGTATCTTTAGCAATGTGAGGAATTAAGAATTTAGCTGCTAACTTTTGGTTTGCAGTTCCAATAGCTGAACTATTACCAATTGGTAGTAAAGGCGTAGGCGAAAATAAAGATTGCGTTACTTTATTGCCAACTATATTTTCATTTTGACTATCAATATCTAATTGACCAAAAGTTCGCTTTGTTGCTAACTGAAAATTATAATTTACAAAGTCACTATCTTCATCGTCTAAAAAAGTGTTTGACCTCGATTGACTTTCAAACAATGGTTTACTTTGGATGTCAACATTACCATCTACTAAATCAGTCCAATCACGTTGCGTGCCTTGTTCTACCCAATCTACCCACGGAGTTATAATGAAATGTTTTTCTTTTGTTTTGGATGGTTCTAATACTAGGTTAAATCGTTCAATAATAGCCTTTAAAAAGTCAATATTTTTAACGTTATTTGGTAAGAAATTATTTAATATTACTAAACCTCCACTCCCTGTTATTTGTGTTAATTTAGCGTTTGAAATATTAGCACCTAAAGAAGATGTATTAATTTCAATAGTAAATTTTATTTGTTGACCAGCAACAATATTTTGAGGTAATGTAAGATTTGCATTTAATGAATGTGTCGGAGTATTTGGAGCTATTGTATATGTATCTAAAATAGTTGATGTAAGTACGTCTATTGCTTTTACAATTACATTTGTAATATTAGGTAAGCCAACTCCAGAAAAAACTAATCCTGTAATATTAAAATCATAAAAAGTAAATAGTGGTAATGTTGAAGGCGCTACAAAATAACTTGTAGTTGTATCAAATGCAGTTAATGGGTCAACTATTTCATTTGGGAATAATAATTTAGTTTCATTATTTGCTGAAAATTGTTGTAAATTATTTCTTACATCTATTTGTATATCGCTTTCATGCGATGCCGTTGCGCTATTAATTTGCTCCGTAATAATGTATTGATTCATAAAATCTGAACCATTTAAAAAAGTACTTTCGTAGGTAAATCCACTACTTGCAAAGATAGCATCGAATAATACTTTAGCACGAATAACGGGTTTGAATTGGTCGATTGATAATGGATGGTTATTGGCTGTAAATCCTTTCTTTGCTAATTGATTGTCATGTAAAGCTAAAGTATTTTGAACTGGCAATCCATCCAAATAATCATAACCCCACTCAATCAAAGGATATATTACATCTCCTAAAAATAAGTTTTTGCTCCAACTTGCAACTACATTTGCATAGCTTTTCAAATGGTTGTATGCTGTTAAATTTAAGCTATTCATAAAGCCACCACCAATCGCAGCGCTAAAGTCTGATACCTCTCCAAAAAAAGTAACTTCATATTCAACATTCTTATCACGATTGTTTGTGATTATATTACTCAATCGAATACTACCAACCGCAATGGTTACGTTACTATCTTCAATATATGATTCAATCTTTTGGGTTGCGTCAAAACTAACTGCATTAATGTTAAATGCACTTTTAAAAAACAAATTATTATTTGCCGTATTTGGTACTCTAAATGTTTGTGAATATGTCGATGGGCTTGCAGTCGGATCCATTATGTCAGCGACCGCCATTGTTAACTTAATCGGATTATCTTCCATCAAGTCAAGCAATATATATCCCGTTGTTTCTTTAACGTATAATCTCATTAATTAATCTTTTGCGTTTGGTTTAAGAATATTTCAAACTCACCTTGCACTAATTTAACTTGTTTAATATTCTTTGTTTTGTAACTTGTTTGACCTATTCTTACACTATATGGCACTAACACATTATATGGATTATCATTGAAATAAGCAATAACATTCGAGCTTTTTTGCAATCCTTCTAATAAGTTAACTTCATCTTGTGTTAACCAATCCGTGTTCAATGTCCACGAAGTCATGGCTTGTTTGTTATAGATAACTTCACCGCCTTTTGTTTGTAGGTTAAAATTTGGATTCGTCACGTTTTCAGTAACTGGCTTTAACAAACTCCAATTCATTGCTTCTTGATAGTAGTTGTCATTTGTAGTCGATGTTTGTTTTTCAAAAAATGCAGTAAAATTCATGTAATCTCGCCCGCCTAAATCATTAAGCCAACTTAATCGAACTCGTGTATATAAAGTATCACAATCTTCTAGCATTGTAAATCTGCTAACTTGTGTCAATGGTAAATATTCTTGACATCCATTACCAACGGCATGATTGTACATTTGAACTTCAATGTATTCACCTTCACTCATGACAAATGAACCGCCATATATAACGTTAATCATTTCAATCAATGAAGCTAATCTACATTGAACATGAAGTATATCAAATTTAGGATTTAATTGAGTTGTAACCACATCACTACAAGAATTTTTTTGTAAATAACCAGTTCCACTATCCACGCTTATTGGCAAATTACTTACAATAACATTCCCAAATTTATCGTAATAACTTAACACACAAAATGCAATGTAAGAATTATCTAATACATTTGGATATTGTGTCCAATTTATAAATGATAAAACGTTTAAATCATTGTAATAAACTTTTTGTTTTAAAGGCGCATAGCTTAATGGATATGCCAATGTATTATTTGGCAATGCTTGGCCCCAATCGTAAGTAATTGTTTGAGATGGTAATAATCCATAACCACCGCTGTATAAATATCCGTTACTCATTCCATCTTGTTGAAGTCTAAATTCTAAACTACTATTCCATACATGCACTGGGATGCTAAAATTAGTTTGAATTGTGCGAGCCCACAAATTATAAGCTGGATTGCCTAATTGACCTGTAACCACTCCATTGAATAAGAAACCGCCATACTCTTCACCAACTTTTAAATATAGATGTAAACTTGAATTAGTATTGTCTGCAAATAAATGTAAAAAAGTAGTCGTGTTAATAACTGTTTCAGGGATTCTATCATTCTTTAAATACGCCTGGCAAATCTGACTAATGTCAACCATGCCAGCACCAGCAGGATTCGGTTTAACCTTTAATCTTATTTCAAAAGTTCCATTGATGTAAACATCAAATACATAACTAAAATTTAATTGATTTGTTTGGTCACTCGTAACGCTCCATATAATCGGATTGTAAACTCCTTGTAAGTAAGATGGTGCGTAATTAATTGTTGTTATCATTTTTATTTTTTTGGTGCGCTAAAAAATTATAGGCCGTGATTAATTCTATTTTTGTAACTTCTTCGATTTTGAGGATGTCGTCTTTAGCAAGGTAGTAAATAAACGCATTCCAACCTCTAGCGCAACGGATGTCAGCACGCTCAATATTTTCTTTTTCTTCTCCGCTTTCGGCTTCGCCAAAAAGTCCTTTATAGCTCCTTTCAAGTTGCCCAATATATTTAAAAAAAAAACAGCCGTGTTTAATGCCACCTTAACTGGCATTTT